ATCTGTGCCTTCGACTTGTATTTCCCATTGATGTGAAATGTGAGACGGCATCCGCATAATCGGCTCTGGAATAATACCGCTACTAATACCGCTGGGCACAGTTATATTGTGAGAAAAGCTACCGCCACTGTCTATTACATTGATCGTGTTGCCCATCGAGTTACCGTGGACAGCGCAGTAATATTTTAATAAGTCAGGTGCATTGGCAGGTATAGTAAACATAACCTTCGCACCTGAACTACCAGCCGTACCTGTTGGTACTACATAGTTTGCGTCTGTGTACGGTACGTCAGCTCCCGTTTTAAACCTTACAGGGTGATTGGTATTACTGGAGTCGGAAATGTCAAAAGTGTATGTGTTACCTCTTTGCAAATTTAATATAGGAGCTGTCCCTAAACCTGCAATTGCGTACTTATTACCGCCGCTTGCAACCACGGTCACGGCGTAAGTTAAATTGTTATCTACCACGTAGTGCGCGACTAACGCCTTATCACCATAAACTTTTACAGTAACTGGATAGGCATTAGCATCTACACTTACCCAAGCCATTGATGTTGGGGAGGCCGTTGTAAATGACTTAGTCTTAAACTTTAGAGTTTTCGATGCAGTCCCGCCTCGGTACTTTCTAATTTTGTTACCAACAATGATATAAAGTTCACCGTCTTTAGGGTTCATGTAGCCACCACGAACATCAGCCGACAGCGTCAAAGTGGTGAGCGCGTTCTCCGCACCTCGAGGATCGAACACCCAACCGCCACCCGCATGGAAAGCCACGTAGGTTCCTTCGTGCTTAAACGATCTAATCGTAGTTGGGTTGTAGCTTGAGTTCCACTGCTCAACTGAAACTAAACCTTTTGAAATCACTTGGCCTTGAGCAGATTCTACAGCGCACAAACCGTCTGGCCCTGCGTAAAGAACATAGTCACCCATGTCCACAACACTTCGTGTGTTAACACACGCTTGCGCTAGGTCTACGCGAACCGCCGTCATCGCACTTGGTTCAGTACCTGTGATGAAATAGGGTTGCCCATCAGTTAACGCAACAACACCGTTCGCAGTTGAAGCAATGGCAACGATGTCTTCTTCAGTCGTTATGCGGTAGTTGATGGGCCATGCGTAAGGGAGAAAGGGTTCGCTCAAACAAAAGCGCTTGCCTGTGAAGCCCGCCATAACGCCTTGCGATAGGGGAATAAGACCTTTCAACATCCCATCAGGGTATAAACTTGTATTGTCATCCGGTGGGCCGATCCAAGTGCTGCTCGGTAACACCTCACCTAACGTCGCTGCATCCTTCTGGTCTGTATATGTCGTCGCCGTGTATGCGACTTGATCTACAAACTGGAATGTTGTGTTGGTGCTACCTGTGTTGCTCCGGTAGATACGCTTTAGAGCACCACCTCCAAAATTATAGTTCCCCGAAGGTTGCGCGGCTACCGCCATCGTTAGCGCCGCATTTTGCCCGTCTGACATAGTAACGATTGCACTTGGAGCTGACGGTGGCCCTTCTTCGCCAAACGCAGTTACAAAAGTGTAGACATAACTAACATCATTCGGAGTGCTGTCAGCATCTGCTGTTCCTGACCTAACAATCGTTGGTGCGGCAGAAGGAGCCGGAACACCAAGTCTATAACTGTTTACTGGATAACCAGATGAGCCACTTACTAAAGTAGTTACTGTGCCCACGCGCGGGTAGTCGTCACCTGTATAGTATAAGCGGTCCAGCGTATCGCCAGGAATTGGGCCAGGAACTACCGACACATCCTCTTCAGACCATTCCAACCAACTTGTATCGCGGTAGTAATAGATAGAACGGCGGGCCGCGTTCTGCAAAGTATAAGCATCAACGTCATCTTTGGTCGCGACTAACCTTCCCGATTCGAGATCGACGTTCTCTGCGATCTGACCGAACTTCTCCGAAAGTAACCGTGGTGAAACGACAGGCGCGGTTCCTGCAAATCTATCAAGTTTTAAATAAGTCATAGTTATTCTGGGTCTTCAGCCTCGGCATTTGGATCAAAAGAACAATCACACCACTTGTTCAAATGTAATTTTGTCAGCTCTTTTTCATCCCCAAGCTCACCTTTAACAAAAACATTAAACGATAAGCTGACTCTGTTAGTGTCAGAAACATTCTCAGCTACTTCGTGTTCCATCGATGATGGAAAATAGATGATGTTGTTAGTTTGCACGGGGAGTGTGCAGGATCTAGCATTGTGCATTCCCATATGTTTTATTTTAAATCGAAGCAAACTCAAATTAGTTATCGTAGTGGTATTGCTGGAATGCAACGTAATGCTGCTCCCTTCTGGCGCAGACAAATAGTACGCGCCACTGACCAATGCATTACTGTGAAAATGTTTGTGATGAGAAGACCCTTTTGGATTAATATTTAGCCAAGATTGAGTGATGTAAAACTCATGCGCCTCAGTGTCGATGCCTAAGATATTACCCACATACTCGTCTAATCCTTCAAGGATTCTTCTGTTAATCTCCTCGTATCCCGCAGACTCTAAGATGTTAGTATTTTCAGACGTAAAGTTGTTCTCCCTATTGAGATGCTTCCCACCTTTAGCCTCTAACAGACTTTCATCAACAGGACTTCCAGCATACTTAGAGCAAATATGAACTGGTGTTCCAAACATGGAGTGAAACACAGATTCTACCTACCCGCCGATTACGGGTTTAGTTGCAGGGAAATCAGAAGTCGAGGGCCAATTTCTAAGTAAAATTCTATACGCAAGAATACTGTCTCTCGTAGGGTGGTCTAAGATGGCTACAACGTCATCTGTACGCTCCAGCTCTGCGTTTCTCCACTCTTTTGCAATTTCGGCGGTTTCACGAATAGCTTCCCAACTTGAGCCGTTCCAGTTTTGACCTATTAGATTCATGTCCATAGAAGCTATGGACATGTAGTTGTCAGGAACAACGTCTAAAGACTGCGCGTACTCACAAACAGTAGTGCAGACATTGTCGCTATCTACTTTTGCGTAAAAGATACTAGGCATATTCAATTACCTCCCAATAAGCTATTGCGGCATAGTTGCCAAAATTCGTCCACCCACCTGGAGTGCTGCCATAAAAACTTATGGTTGTTGTGTTGGTTAATGCTCCTCCAACCACTACTGAACCAAAAGACCCAGCAGCCCAAGCGGGCGATATATAACCCCCTTTACCTCCATCTTTATTGTTGAGAATCAACATAGAGTTTGCTAACACCACGGCATTTATTGTTACCGTGACAGTCACACCGTGTGCGACTGAAACAGACCCTCTCTGAATACTTGTAATTGGTGACGCTGCACCGCCGATAACTGCCATATTTTATTCTCCTAAAGGACTGACCATCCGGTTGTAGCGTCAACGTATACTAGTTGAGCTGCGTTATTTTGATTCATCGTTGCGTCTTCAGTAGCCCCGTTCAACTTTTCATTATTGGTTCTAGCTAAAGTAACTAGACCTGCCCCAGTATTTTTTATCGTGATTGAAGCCCCCGCTACCCCCGCTGGAAGAGTATGCGTGACGGCACTACCGTTAGTTGAAACGTACTGCCCTGAAGCAGCTAAATTTGTAGCCCCTGAAATTATTGCAAACGCTGTGTAAGCCGAAGGAGGAACAGTGACTGTTGCCCAGTCTAAAACGCCCGACCCGTTGGTTTGCAAATATTGATTTGCATCTCCATCATCGGCTGGCAGGGTTAGTGTGTAGCTAGCGCTTACAGTTGAGGGCGCTTGTAGTGCGACGTACTCACCACCACTAGCATCTTGGAAACGAACATCGCCTTGGGCTGTCAGATCAACTTGAGATGTTGACAGCACGGGCATGTTCACAAAACCCGATCCAGTCATGTCTAAATTGTCGCCGGAAGGCAGTTCTTTAATGCCGGTAGAATCCGCGACCAGTGGGAACCGATTTGTCATTAGGTAACTCCTATTGCAATAGAGCCGGACCTTGTGGCTATGGTAAAAATACCCGCCAAAACGTCTATGTCTATGGTTGATGCCCTACCGAAAACTTTGACAGTTCCCGCTGATTTTGGCTGTTCGCCTACAAATGGCATTTTCTATTCTCCTAGAGTCGGGCGGGTTGCAGGAAAGTCTGAAGTGCTAGGCCATGCTCTCAATGCTGCTCTATAAATAATTATATTATCGCGATTGGGCCAATCTGGAGTCTGAGCCGCAATGTCGTTTTCTTTAAGCTCAGCGTCCCGCCAAGCCCTACTGTCTTTAGCCAAAAGTTGATCTGCGCTTAACTCTTCATCTGGACCTTTTGGTCCGTTATTTAGCACAGGCTCGTAAGAGTCGTAGCTCTGTGCCAGCACAAAAGACTCTTCCGCTGATATATTGTTTGTTTCACCGTTTTTTGTAACTGCATAAATAGGCATTATATTTCTCCTAGAAAGTGGGTGACATTATTTCAATGATCACAGCGCCGACCCCGCCGTATCCAGCATTCCCGCTGTCGCTATATCTCGCACGACCCCCGCCGCCACCACCACACGGACCTCCGTTCCCAGCTTCGGCATAAAGAGTATTTACATTCCCGTAGTTACAACCACCACCTCCCGCGAACATGCCTCCGTTTCTGTTGATACTTCCGTTTTGAAGGGAATTAAAGAGTCCAGCGCCACCGCCTCCAGCCGTAGCCACAGATGTGGAATCGGGTTGTGTACTGTTATAAACATTAAAAGAAGCGCCTGTACCAGCAAGGCTAAAAATACTTTGTGAACCCAAGCTCGGATTTATACCTGCTTCATTAGTGTAATATCCGGTCTGTTGGTTGCCATGCATCTGAAAAAAGGAAGTTCCTCCTGCATTTACATTAACCTGATTATTTATATATTCTCCTCCGCAAGCTGCACCACTAGCAGCTACGCGTATATTCCCATTCCCATAACAACCGTTACCTTGTGTACCAGTTACTCCGAAAATTCCTACGGCACCACCACCCGCTGCATAAGTGCTGGTAGTTGTCGCGCCGTTGGAGCCAATACCAACGCACCCACCGCCAGCCCCGCCTGTCGTATTAAAAGTATTACCGTTCGACCCTCCACCTCCAGCCCCGCCAGCCGCAGTGTAGTTGCCTCTACCCGCCTCAAGCGCTGCGCCGCCAACCCCGCCTGTGGCTGTCAATGTCGAAGCTATATTTGGGCCAGAAGCAGTAGTTGTACCACCTGTACCACCCGCAGCATTGCTACCTCCGCGTGCGCCCGCCGCACCAACCGAACAAACAAATTGAGCGCCAGCCGCGACATCAATAATTGATTGTGCAAAACCACCGGCTCCGCCTCCCGCACCTCTGGCGGTTCTATCAAAATCCGACTGAACGCTAAAACCTCCACCGCCACCACCACCTATAGCGGTTATTGAAGCAGTACAGTTGTAAGGTACTGTAAAAGTTTGAGACGTAGTAAGTATGTATGTCCTATAGGGGGTTACGCCCCCGCCACCACCACCACCTAACGTAACTGGCATTTAAACCTCCATCCAGCCGAGCGTTGAATTTGCAAACACAAGCTGACTTCCAGCGGCGGCAGCAATTTCACCATTATCGGCAGTACTGTTAATTTTATCGGAACCATTTCGAGCAACAGTAACTGTCGCGCTACTGTTGTTTCTTATTGAGACACTGTGTCCTTCTACGCCAGCCGGTAAAGTAATTGTTATCGCGCTAGAACCCGTGACCATAATTTGCGATCCGTTAACTGCTGTGAAGTTCGCAGTCTTAATAAGCCATGCGTTGTAGCTCAAAACGGGGGCAGCAACTGTCCCAAAACTTAATACATTGTTCCCGTCCGTTTTCAAAAACTGACCGGCTGTTCCGTCAGTGACATTGAGCTTTGCTATGTCTACGCTGTTGGCGCTTAGATGAACTAAATCTACTGAACCATCAACGTACTGATCAGAGTCCACAGAGTTTGCCGCAAACTTTGCTGCGGTGATTGCGCCGTCTGCAATCTTGGATGTAGTAATTGATGCATCAGAAACAGCTAGAGTTTTGACAACACTGTCATGCCCCACTATGTAGTCAATAACATCTGTGCTGGCTAACGCACTATCAAATGTGATTGCAGAACCGTTAACAGTAAATCCTGTTACAGGTGCTTGAGTCACGCCGTTAAGGCTGACCATTAGACTTGTAGCGCCTGTTGGAAAATAAGCTGCGCTATCTTTAGTTAAATTATAAGTTGCGGTTGCACTTGTTGTTATCGCGTCGAGCAACACATTGCTCTTTCCTGCACCGCTGGATCTTCCAAGGAAAGGCATTTTATTCTCCCAACTCAGGACGAGTATCAGGAAAATTATCCGAGTCAGAAGGCCAGCTTCTAAGCGCAGCTCTGTATGTTGTGTAAGCTGCTTTTTCAGGATGATCAGGAATCTGTACGATCCAATCCGAATCTTTTAATTCTTCATCGCGCCACCTTCTCATGGCAAACTCAGGCCTATCTTGAATTTCTATAATCTCTGCGTGAGAGTACCCTTCAGCAATAGGAAAAGCTGTTAGCGCAAACTCCATACTAGCTATAATATTATTAGTCGCACCGTCTTTAGTTATTGCGATCATGCAACACGCTCCAAAAAGTCGATTACTATTCCACCTTTGCCGCCGGTTCCAGATTGAATAGTGTATGCCTGAACCTGATCTCCCATGCAGCCAGCTCCGCCACCTCCACCAAAGAAGCCGCCACGACCTCCTGATCCCACATCACCTTGAAACCCGGCGTGCATATTTACGGTTATCCAGCCCGCACCACCACCAAATACTGTCGCCGCTGTCCCATACCAAGCTTGATTATTTCTGGCTAAGGCATAACCAATTGAGTTACCGCCAGCTCCTGGTTGTCTTCTTTGACTGCCCAAATTAATCTTCGCATTTACTCCCATTAGCGAATCAAAAGGCGCTCCAACACTGCCAACACCGTCATGGTTATGGATAGTGTTTCCGATCTCATGTGCTAAAGGCGCGTCGCCTCCTGTAGTATCGGCGGCTGGCCCAAGAGGGTTCCCGCCGTAGACATACATGTATGTACCTGTATTATTTGACTGCCCACCTCCAGCGCCGTTAGTACCACCACCACCTGACGTATAGTCTTTATTATCCGCTGATACCGAGTGGTTCATGTTTATTGCTCCTCCTGCATGAGCAGTACCAGTTAAATTGGTACTTCCACCGCCACTCGCAGCACCATTATTTACGGTTGCAGATCCAGTAGGTTTCGTAATTGCACCACCAGCACCTCCCGCCAAAGTGAACAGATTTCCTGCTCCACCAGTGCCTCCGATTCCACCCGCAACGCTGTACGCATTTAAACGGCTGCCAAAAGCTAACGCTTGTCCAGCGCCACCACCATTTGCCGTTATTGTGGTTATTCCTGATCCTGCAAAAGAAGAAGTACCTCCCGCTAAACCTGTTATAACTTGATTAGCAACAGCACCGGCACTTGTTTGACTTGCTCCTCCAGCGCCTACCAAAATCGTGTAAGTTACAGTAGGATCAAGCTCCACTATTGAAGCACTGTGTTCTCCGGCTCCTGCTCCCGTAGCCGCTCTAGTTTCTACGTTAGGAAGCATAACGGCCAGACCCCCAGA